CACGTTGTTGTATGTCGGCATTTGCCCAACCCCGATTTTATAGGGCGGAACGTGATAGGCGGAGCAGACAAACTCGGCGGTGAACTTCAACTGCTCGATAAGCTGGGCATCTTCAGCCGTCATCGTCAGTGTCTCGAACTTCAGCCCGTCCCCCAGGACCGCGATCTTCGTGGCGCCATTGGCCCCGCCGTACTGAGTCTCCCAAGTCTCCTTGAGCCTCTTTGCGTTCTCGGCATCAATCCGTCCCGGTGCCGACAGGATGCCGGATGGGCGAACCCCGTTTGCCGCCAGCCTTGCGCCGGCGCGTTGAATGTTGGTTGCCTGCGTCGCTGCAAGGGCTGCAGCATAGAGCGGGGAAATCCCGACTAGGGGATGGAACAGGCAGTTGAAGCGGTCGTGAATGATCTCACGGGCTGGGACGACAACTTCCATTGCCTCGATGCCCGAGATGTTATCCGTGCTGAGCTTGTAGAATATCTGTCCATCATCACTGACGAGCGTTTGAACCCGGTCTGGGTTGAGGACGTACAGAGCCGTGACCACATTGCGGCCGTCGCGGCGTTTCAGGACGTAGGTGTTGCCACGGGCCAGTTTTGAATTAACCCAGTTCTCAAAGAACTGGATTCGGTTCTGGAAATGGTTCGGCTTGCGGAGGACAGGCGAATAAGCCGGGTTAGTTGTTTCCTCCCAGACCTTGCCGTTCAGAGTTACCAGCTTGACCCTCAATTTGGCGATGTCAGAACAGATAAGGGTGTGGCAAGCGAAGGGCGCGAAGTTGGCTAAAGCCTGGTCGGCCGTCAGTTCTTCGTTACGCTGCCAAGCCCCTGAGAAGGGCTCGCGAATGATCGACGTCCACGATCCGCGGTTGTCAGGCGGGGAGAGCGTCTTTTCTTTTGCCCGCGTGATCTGAAGGCCGAAGATTTCCACTAAGCGGCCTCCCTCTGGGCTATCCGATAATTATTGGTTGTGAATGGGTCGATGTTAATTGGGGCAATCGTCCAGGGCTTGATCTTGCCCGGGAAGAACAGGATGCGAGGCATGATCTTCTTGGCTACGGCTTGGTAAATTGAACCCCGGCCGTACCAATAAACTCCATCCCTCTCGGCCCATGTCTTTTCCTTGGGGCCCAGCTTGAGAGCCAGCCAGGCTTGATCGGAACCAACGAACTGTTCCCCGCTGAGCCTTGCGCCCTCTGCGTTGAAGCCCTCGTAAACCTTGGGACGGCAACCCGCCTTAATCAGCATCATCGAACCATTATAGGGACGGTCAGACTGAGTGCCCTTGAACAGCACCAAATCATCCTTGCGATCAAACAACGGGTCTAACGGACCTCCGATGACGCAATCCAAATCCATGCAGACGAACCGCTCGCCGAAGATATTCGCGGCATCGTGCCGGAACATTGAAAGCCTGCGGTAACAGTTCGGCTTCCTCGGCCCCCACTTGGGCATGATGTCGTGGAACTCGCCCGGGGGCTTGATGATCTCGATGTTTGAACCGATCCCCTTGGGCATATCGGTAACGCAGGCGATCCGGTGCGGCATGGAAAGGTTGCGCCTCACCATGTCGGCCCAGATGTTGACATTGTTTGCCGTGAACTTGGTTCGTCCCTCAGGTTGCGACCAAAGCCAGGTTAGGACAGTAATCACGCGGTTACCGCCTTTATGACGCTGAATTTAATGACAACCGCCTCCGAAAGAGACCCCGCAGAAGTGTTGCGAACAGCGATTGATGCAGCGCCGGCCCCGGTCACGCGGCCATTGATCAGATAAGGCCCAATCGTCCCGCCCGAATGATGCGACACGACCAGCATATCCCCCGCGGCTACTGCGCTGTTATTCAGAACAAATGTAGCAATGGCTCCCGCAGCCAACGCCGCGTTGGTCATTGTGATCTCGCCAGTCAACTTGTTAAGCGTGACGGCGTTTGACTTGGTTCCTGACTGGGCAACCGTTCCGCCCGCGCCGGCTGAATAGCCGAAGGCGGTTGAAGCTGTGCGAACTCCATCGACGCCGGGGTTTCCCTGAACCCCTTGGATGCCCTGAATGCCTTGCGATCCGGCGTTGCCTTGGATGCCGGGATTGCCCTGCGCCCCAGTGTCTCCGGTATCGCCCTTGACGCCTTGGATGCCTTGCTGACCAGCCGCGCCATCTTCCCCGTCATTTCCGGGTGGCCCCTGTATGCCTTGGATTCCTTGCTGCCCAGTTTGGCCGGTCGCTCCGTCTTGGCCTGGCGCCCCATCCTGACCATCAGCACCGGGCGCTCCATCCTGCCCGTCAACCCCCGGCAAGCCTTGTTCGCCGGGATCGCCCTTATCTCCCTTCGGCCCTGTGCCGCTACCAACGCCGCCAGCCTGTAGCGCCTCAACGCTTTCCCATAGGCATTTGAGTTGCCGGAAAAGTCCGATCGGTCGTGCGGCCATCAGGCGGCCTCCTTTGCGAACACTCCTTGACGCTCAAGATACTGAAACAACGGAGCATAGCGGGTCACGAAGTCCGGACGGGCTTCGCGTAGATAACGCCATTTTTTAACGATTGAGGCGGGCTCGCCTGCATAGATGCCTTTGAGGCGCTGAACGGCTTCTTGATGGAAACCAAGATCACAGAGGAACATGGGCTGCCCGCAATCGAACAGCGCCTTTTTCTCAGGGGCAACGAAGTCCCGCCAATAGAGCCAAGCCTGTTCGATCTCTTCAGGCGACCATGCGCCCAGGTCGAAAGCGGCTAGCGATGCTTCGTTCTTCGACCACTGAGACTTGACGCGGAAAACCAGCGTGGTCCCCGGGACAACCGCTTCCACGAACTCAATGTGATCCCGCAGCCGATAGAGGCAGGCCGGGATTTCGTATGATGGAAAGTGGCAGAAGTCCTGCCACGCCATGATTGAGCCGGGTTGAAGCCCTTTCCTCAGAGCGGTCATCACCGCAGAGATTGCCGGAACCCGCTTGGGCGCGTCAGTGACCAGAAGTGCTATCGGATCCGATGACCATTTGATTGCTTCGATCTTGCCCTGGTGAGGCTCGACGTAGGCCATCAAGTCCCCAAGATTATCCTTGAAGCTATCGAGGCAGGGGCCGACAGGAACCTTGTCGATGCCATTGGTCTTATAGAAGGCTTTCACCTTGCCGATATGCCCCGGCTTCGACCTGAAGTAGTCATAAACCTGGGCCTTTAGAACGCTGTCACGGTCACGAAGGCCGGCCGCGATGTAGGCGGTTGAAGCCCCCATCCATGCGCCAAGCTCGATAACCGCTCCTGGCCCAGCTTCCTTCGCCAGCCGATAGTAGCATTCGCGCTCAGCATCGGTCGTCATGGCCGGAATGTTCAGGCCAGTTGGTGCCGGCATATAATCTCCCCAGCTATTTTCGTTTCGAGAACCACGGCCATTGCCAGCCGATGATTGCCCTGGTTGCCGATAAACATTTCCCCGCCCCTGCCGATGAGCAGCTTCGGAAGTGAGCCGTTGGGCCGAAATCCGTTCTTCTCGAGGTCGGCAAACATGCCGTCGACCCGCGTGTAATATTGCGAGAGCAAATCCCTCATACACCATTCGCCGCGGACTGATTCCCCGGCGTCGAACCGCCTCTGGTAAAGGTCGGTGAACAGGTCTGTTTCTTCCCAGCGTTTGCCTTGGGAATATCTCTCGATAATCGAGCGATACTTGGCCGAGCCCTCAATCGGGAACCGCCTCTCGACGTCCCAATCCCCTCCCGCTCGGCCTTTCAAATCATTGTGCGGCGAAATCTTGTACTTGATCTCGCCAGGCTCAACCCAAATCACTTGCGCCCAACGACGATTTGATCCCCGTCGAAAACCTGTGAGGCAATCTCGTACCCATGCCGAACAAGAAGGGCCGTCATGCCTTCAAGCGAGGCGTAAAAGTTATCCGCGCCCTCGCTGGTTTCACCAGTGCGCCATTTGTTAGCCCGGTTGCCGTTCCCGCATAGGACTACGTTGGGAACATGCTTGGCGACGGCTGTAAAAACCATGTCCAGAGCGTCGCCCAAGTAATAGATCATGCGAACGGCAACTAGGGTATCCATGCCCTTGAGCCGTTCGAGGTTGTCCCTGATGTCCCCGCAAATGAACCTTGGGCCCGAGACTTCCATCCCCCAGGCGTCCCTGAGGATCTGCGCAGTTTCGTGGCGTTCCGGGGACCGCTCCAGTGCAATGACTTCCTTCCCCTGCTTGGTGAGCAGTAAGGCCAGGACGCCTTCAGCCGATCCGATCTCGATGATCCTTTGCCCCGGGATATGCGGGAGCAGGCGCCTATATTTCGAAGGGACTTCGCCGCTCAGAATGGCGGCTTCGTTCTTGCGGTACGCTAGACTGCCGGTCACGCTAACTTCTTGGCCCTTCTCTTGCGCGGGGCGATCTTCTTGGCTTCAGACACCTTGGAAGCCTTGAACGTCTCGGCCTCGGATGCGTCAGCGGAGGCAACGTAATCGGTATCCACCTTCTTCGGCTTTTCTTCCGTGACTTTGCCGAGGTGGAGATAGAGCCGCTGGTGGGGACCGATCATCTCGACCGGATCGCCGGCCTTCAGCCTCCGCGTCCCATAGCGGAACTCGCCAGTGGCATAGAGTTGTTTGGTTGCCATGACTCACTCCTTGAAAAGTAGGGCGGGCCCCGAAAGACCCGCCCCAGTTCACTAGGTGTTGGTTGCGCCACCCCATGCCGCGCCGGTCAGGTAGACCGCCGCATTCGCACGACGCCGCGCCCAGTTCAGGATGCGCTCTGCGCGGAAGCCGACCGAGTTGGTCTGCCACAGCGAAACCAGCGAAGTCGCCGTAGGAGTTACGGTGTCGTTCGTTGGATTATCGAGCATCTGAAGCGAGGCTTCCCGGCTGACATCGACCTGGAACCCGCCGTCGTCCGCAAAGTACACCTCACTGGGCTGCAACGCCACCACAACGCCGGAAGGAACCGCCTGCGACGTGATAACCCGGATGCCCTTGATCGTGCCGCCGTCCATCGTGATGTTCTCGAACTCGGGCTGGCCGAGCGCGTTATCAATGAACGAAGCACCAAGAGCAGTACCCGTCCGCATGATCAGGACCGGAGCGGTCCCGTCCATGTTGTTGTTGACGAACACCTGCAACAGGTTCCGGATGTCCAGCTTGATGTCGTCTGCGTCACCCGTACCAGTGGCAGCGATGCCGATAGCGCCGTAGGCAATGCCCGCTGGTTCCACGCCGGCCGAACCCGCGTTGGTTGGATCAATGAACGAATCATCAATCAGAGCCACCAGCGCGTTCACCATCTCGTCACGAACGAAGGTTTCGGCGCTGTAGTCGGCACGGCGAAGCAGTTCCTCGGTCAGAACCACGATGTTGGCGCACTTCAGCGGGGCCAGGTTCGTCTTGTCCACGTTGAAGGCGGTTAGCGGCTTCGGCTTACCTTCCCCGACCCAGTAGCCGTTGCCGGCGATGGTCGAGATTCCGAGAGCAGTATCGAACGGGATTCGCCGAAGCGAACCTTCGAGCTTGCCGAGGATCGTCTGCGGGCGAAGATAGTTCGCGAAGTCCGCAAACGCGCCGCCGTCGGTCAGAACGAGATCAGCGTAAGCCGTTCCCGCAATGGCCGAACCAGCAACCACGTTGTTCTTGTTAAAGCCCTCGAACGCAAGACGGTCGCTGCCATGCTCAAACATCTGCTTGAAATGACCAGCGGCATCACTGTCCTCGCCGTAGCGACGGGCTGCGATCTGCTGGGCACGCCCAACATCACCCTTCGCGGCACCGAGCGACTTGACCAGGCGAGCAAAAGCAATGCCCGGTTCCAGCTTCTCGGGAGCCTTGACGGTGATTTGTCCGCCGCGGCTCGTGCTGGCGTCAGCGAAGTTGCCACCGGCAACCGGAACCGCCTTCGCGCCGGCAGTCGCCTCAACGATCTTCAGGCGCTTCAACTGAGCGTCGATGGATTCGATCTCGCCCTGAAGCGTGTCGAACTTCTCGGAGCCATCGGTGTCGAGGGTTTCGCCCTTGGCCGAGGCGTCGTCCATAATGGACTTCTGCTCAGCGGCCTTCGCGGCCCGGGAGTTCTCCCAGGTCGTGATCTGTTCTGCATAAGTTGCCATGTCAGGCACCTTTCGTATGAATCTTGTTGATGACGAATGGCGCCCTGTCCTGGGCATCCTTACCCAGCCGCACCACGACAGCCTTTTTGCCTTCAGGCGGCGTGTCGGGTTCGCTGGGAATCTCTGTGTCGACAATGCCCTCGGCTTCGCGATAGCCGGCATCAATCGACTTGATCTGTGTAATCAGGGCTTCCGCGTTCATCGGGATTGTGACCGCTGAAAGCTCGAAAATCTCGACCTCGGGAAAGGTCATCCCGCCGCTCTTGTTCATTTCCGGCTGGGCCAGGGGAAGAAAACCAATCGACGTAGCCCTAACGAGCCCGTGCTTGATCTCGCCCCAAGCCGTGTCAACGCGATCCTTGAGCGGGCCGGATTCCTTGACGACTGGGATTTGAGCTTCGAACGGGGTTCCCTTGGCGGTCGGGGTTTCGAACGTAACACTTCCGATGGGCTGATCGTGCTTGTGCTGCCAAAGCAGGGGAAGCGGATTCTTGAACTTCATTCCCTTGTGGTCGATCACATCGCCGATCCGGTCAGGAGTCGGCGTGGTGGCGATACCGCGGAACACGCGGCTTTCCTCGTCGATCGATTTGACCTCGAGGACGGAATAGGCACGGTTCATTGCGAACCTCCTTGGATTGGGCTATTCAGGGATTGGTTGCGGTAATCGCGAACGGCAAAGTGTGACGGGTGCCCCCTGAGCATTCCAACGCTGCCAAAAACGAAGCCTAGCGAGTCAGGGCCGCAACCACTTAAATCACCAAAAATTCATATTCGGGAGCGGCTTCGACTTCGTTCGGGACGGAATAGGCACGGTTCATAAGAACCTCCTCAGATTACGAGAAATTCATATTCAGGAGCGGCTTCGACTTCGTTCGGCGCCACCCCGAAAGCCATTGCGAGGGCAACCATCCCGTCAATGCGGGTGGCTGACTTCTGCTTGTTCAATTTCCGGTTGCCAGCTGGATCCGATGTCACCACTGCGTTAGCAGCGCACATCGTCAACACCGGATGCCCGCCGTGGCGAACCTTGCCCTCGAGCAATACCGCTTCGGTATCTCTGAGAGCCGGCGACATCGAGACGAACCCCTGTCCGAACTCGACGAACAGTTCCTCCAGCCGTTCTTCCGTGAACCCGGCTTTCAATAACCACGGCCGCAGATGTTTCATTGCCCAGCGGTCGAACGCGCATTTCTTCCAGTTGTGGGTCTGGTCGAACTCGTACAGTTCGCGGGCAACCCATTCATATTCAACCGCTCGTCCTGGCGTGGTCAGGAGAAACCCGTCCTTGTGCCAGGTGTCATACGGAACGCGATCAGACCTAGACTTTTCCCTAAGTCCCTCGCCCGGCAGCCAGAAGGTCGGCTTCGTTTCCCATGCATCCTCGATCCATGCAATCGGAACGTGGGCCGTAAGGTCTGAAGTAGAAGCGAGATCGAGGCCGGAATAAACCTCGGCCCGCCCCCAGTCTTTCGATATTTCCCCGTTGCAACCCTGCCATACAGTCCGAGAAATAAACGGCGCGTTCATCTCGACGCGCTGGTTCAGGATCAGGTTTCGAAATTCAGGCTCCCGGCTCGGCATGCGGCGGGCATCTTCAGCCATCGCCATGACTTCCGCGGCGTTGAGGAAATCCCCCATTGCCGGGTTTGCCTGCCGGATCGTCTTTTCCTTGAACGGGTCGTCATCGAGGCTGGCAGTGTAGAGCGACAAAACTACTCTAGGATCATTCCCCGCCAAAGCGTCATCTATCAGGATCGAAAGCAAGTCCCCATCAGACGGAGCTTGGGTGGAAATGATGACCGACAGCGGGGCATCATGGGCACCGACCGCGGTTTCAAGCGCATCGTACAGTTCCGACCTTGGGCCTTTGACCTGTCCCAGTTCGTCGTGAACAATGAAGGCCGGCGACAACCCGTAGGCCGTCGAAGCCTCCGCGGATAAAGCCTTGTAAAGTGTCCCAAGCTCGGGACAGAAAAGCTCCTTGATTGTGTCCCGGATGACGATGACCGGATTAAGCGTGGGCGATAACCGAACTACCTTGGCCGCAAGCTTGAACAGGATCGCGGCCTGGTCTTTCGACTGGGCGGCGCTGTTCAACTGAGAATTGGCTCTCGCTTCGTCGCCGCAGAGATGCAGAAGCAGCAGGAAGGCGGCCAAGGTAGTCTTTGCGTTCTTGCGTCCGAATGAAACGATGGCCCTGCGTGTTCCGGCCGGGTTATCGTAAATCTTCCTGATCTCGTCCTTCTGCCATTCCCTCAACCGGACGGGTTTTCCGACATCCTTTCCCTCGGGAATGCGGCAGTGGAACTCGATCCAGTCTATATTGTCCTGGCCCCTGCTTACCGACGATGCCAAGGCTTGCTCACTTCGCCCGCATTCTTCGCCGCGGTGCCGGCCGCCTGAGGCGTATACCTCGACTGGTTGGTGAGACGGAGCTTCGTCGCCTTGTCGGCAAGGGCTTTCGTCTCGCAATCCCTGGTACGGACCAATCGCGTATAGCGGTCTAGTCCCTCATCGGTATCAAGCCACTGGGAATCGAAACTGTCGATCTTCTCAGTCAGCAACCGGGCCGAGCTAACGTGCCTGCAATACTCCATGAGCAGCTGCTGAAGGGCAGGTGTCTTGAAGATGTCCAGCCCCTCACCCGCAACCGTCCGGGTCCAGATGTCCTGTTGTTCGGCGGTTAATTCGTCCGGCGCCTGGGGGCGGCTGTCTATGGACCCAACCACAACCGACAGGGCCGCTGCTGACTTGCGGGCCATAATGTCTCCGATGTCACGCGGGCGCGTGAATGAGGTTACGATTTAACGAAAGAACGGCTCAGGCGCGGTGTCCGGCAGGCTCGAAATGTGATCGGGCCCTCCCCCCGGTCGATCCATGTGGATCACCGCTGCTTCGTGGTTGTAGATGTCGGCAACGTCACCATGCCAAGGAAGTTCTGCCAGCATTGGTGTTTTGCTGATTAACCAGTCTGCCCACCAATCAGGCCATTGCATCAGAACAGCAGGATGATGAGGATCGCGACCGATACGCAGAAGTGAACCGCGTTGAGGTATTGCCATGCTGCTATCTTGGTGAGTTGGGCTTCTACGTTGGTGGTTATGTTGGCCATCCGTCTGCTCCTATCTCTACCTTCTGCTTATGTCCGAACTGTTCAGCAGTGCGCTTGGTGTGGTGATCGTCGCATAGGTTGCGTGTGTTGCTGTCTATGTCCTGACCACCCAGTGCCAATGGGTTGATATGATCCACTACATTGGCGGGCACTATACGGTTCTGGGCTAGGCAGTCCTCACATAACCCATGTGTGCGCTGTAGCCGGCGCTCCCTTAGGGCCTGTCCCTTACGTCCCCTTATGCGGTCAGCCATCCCTGGCTTCATTCTTCAGCATCTCGAACAATAGCTTGCTGTCGCTGTAGGGTATGCGCTGGCAGGGCTGGTCATGCCTGGGGCCATGAGGGATGTAGATGCTGATCCGTTTCCTCTTGGCCTCGTCAGACATAATCGCCCTCCGAAAGTTGCCCGCGCCAGCCAACAGGGGAGTCAAACAGGCGCGGGCCAAGCGTCAAGGATGGGAAGCGGGGGCAACTCAACCCTATGGCGCTTGATACAGAAGCACCCGCAAGGGATGGTGTCCCCGCGGGCGCAATAATCCAAGATATTGATTTGAAGATACACATTTACGCAGCTTTGACAATGCGGGAAAGTGTTAATTCAGTGACAATTTCACGCAATGCCTGCCTATAGCGGTCCTGCAATGTGCGGGTTGGCAGGTCGCCGAACTCTTTCAGATGTATCCGAAGGCGGTTCCAGCTGATGTTCCTGCCGGCATCGCCGCGCTTGGATGTAGCTCCAACCACGAGGATTTTCCGATAGCGTTCGTCAACCAGAAGCAACCAGTCCAGCGCATTCGATGCAGCGTCTATTTCATCAGGGCCGGGAATGGATGGGCGCGGGGCTATTGTCTCATATTTCCCGCCTGGTGCGTCGGTATAGCGGGCATGTGTATCCAGCCGATCATGAATATAGGATATGCCGTTGCGGTTGTCCTCGCTGGGGCTGAGCCGCGGCATGGGTTGCTTGGCTATCGTCCAGAAGGCTTTGACCAGCCTTTGTTCAACTGCAAGCATGGCCTTTGCGGTGCTGAGCCTATCAGGAGCATAGGACAGGCGATCTACCGTTCGTCGCATCCTCGAGCTCTCAGCGATCATCACGCCGGCCTTCAGCCCATAACTGGCCTCGATCCGAACACGCTCAGCCTCGGGACCGGACAATTCCTTGCCGTTCACGATTGTCACGATCCTAAGTTGATGTGTCATGCTGCCTTACCCTCCACGAAGAAGTCGCCCTGCCGCTGGGCATCCTCGATGCGCTTGCAGGCCACGGCGAACCAATGCGGGTCGCGCTCTATGCCAATGAACTGCCGCCCCATCCTCAGGGCCGCGTCTCCAGTTGCCCCGCTGCCCATGAAAGCATCCAGAACAACCGCATCGGGCTTCGTGCTGACCTGCACGATGTGTTGCAAGAGCGAGAGCGGCTTTTCGCAGGGGTGCTTGCCGCTGGTCGGGGGGGGCGGATCAAAGTCCCATACATCGCCCCACTGGAGCTTGTCGTGTAGGTTGAACGGGCGCCGGATTTCTTCCAATTCAGTCTGCCTCGACAGCACCAGCTCCATTAGCTTGGCGTGATCCGGCAGCTTGCCAAGACGAGTCTCTAGGACGGTCCACTGTTCGGGGGTTGGGCAATTATACCCAAGCAACCAGTTGGCGGCGTAAAGGGCGGGACCGCCAGATGATCTGAACAGCCCGTTGATGTCTCCACGAGTGGCCCCTGCTGCGGTCATGGAATCTCTAATAGCCGCGCCGAAAAGCTCGGCCTTCGCGGCCCTTAAGGCGTCGTCGTATTCCGCTCCGTTAGGCTCCGCGAAGATTATGCGCTCGCTCGACGCCTGCCAGAATGTGCGGAGCGAAGTCACGTCAACACCGCGGCCCGCCGCGCCCTTGCGCCTCGCTCCCTTGTTCCAGGTTATCATGGCGAGGACGCTCATCGCCTCACGAACGACAACCTCAACTCGGGCCGCCATCTGTGGCGAGGCGAATAGGTAGAGGCTCCCGTTCGCCGCTAGCCGAGCGTTGAGCAGCGAAACGATCTCGCGCATCCAATCTAGGAAATGCGCGGGCTCATCCCACTCGTTGTCCCAATAGTCGCCCTTGACCTTGAAGTAGGGCGGATCGGTCACGACAGCATCAACCTTGCCGAGCAAGGGCAGCACATCGCGGCAGTCGCCAAGGTAGAGCGTGGCGCGGCCTATGATGACGGATGAGGTCATCAGTACCGATCCTCAATCGTGTAATATCCGCCACGGCAAACCCATTGGAGATGATGATTGCCAGCGGCAGCCAGGTTGGCATTGCCACGCTCGATCCAGTACCGCTGCCTAGCGGCCTTGTCGGCCTCGCTGTCGCCTTTCGGCATGTCGGGAGGGCATTGGTTTTTCTGCTTGCCAGTGACTGCAGGCCTATCTGCAAAAGGATTATCCGCCATAACTGCCCTCCAAAATTCTCGTGAATGACTTGGGTTGAAGGAAGAAATCGAAATCGGCTTTCCAGCCACGGTCGTTCTCGCCGCAGAGGAACGGCGTTCGTGGAATCGCCCAGATGGCCTCGGTGATGTCCTCGACCTTGTGCCGGGTGGTGAACGTTTTGAGTTTCTTGCGGCGTTCAGGTGTCATCCTGGCCTTGGGAAGCCCAGCTTCACCGGCCATCAGGTTGTAGGCTTCCAAAACCAAAGTTGGTGGATCGGATGGGGGAGTGATTTCGTCAGAAATCACAGAGGGGGTCGGGGGGGTTAAGATATATTCTTCATTAGGGGGGGTGTCACGCGTTACTGTAACGCCGTTACTCTCACCCTTCTTCTTCTCCCTATGGCGAGCCTGACGAACAGCATTCGTCGGATCAGCCTTCTTCTCCGCTGCCCTCAAGATGCGAATGCAAGCGTCCAAGTCTAGCCCTTCGGCTTTCATCGCTTCAAGCATGGCGGAATTGAAGCTCACAGATCATGCCTCCCGCATTCAGCCTCAACCTTGGCGAGCAGCCTTAGTTCTTCGTTCCTGTGCTGTGCGAGGGTGGCGCTCTTGCGTTGCCGGCAATAGACGGCATGGAGGGCTCGCCTGAGTTCGTCGCTTTCCTCGCTAGTCAAGGGACGGCGAAGGCTTTCCAGCCATTCCAGCTTTTGTTCTGAGATGGTTTTGAGGGCTGGCGTCATGCCACGACCTCGACAGTGACGGAGCCGCCCTTGACCGGATCGGCAAAGCGATAGGACGGGTCGAAGCGGTTATCATCGACACCCATGCGGTAGGCGACGACATCGAGCGCATACTTGAGCGATGCCTGCATGTTGTCGCGATCCCGGCGCCGCTTGTCAGGAGGGCTCAGCGTGATGATGATGGGGATGCGATCAAGATGGTCGATGTTAGGCCGTGGTTGGCCGAGAAGCTGCCAGGCGCAGATGTCCTTGTATTTCTTCTTTGCCCTGTCGAGTGCGCGCCAGTGCAGCCGAGCGTTCGGAGACAACTGGGCTGGTGGCCAGGGAAGCTCGAGCGTCATGCGCTCCCTACCCGATCAGAAAGCGACAGGATCAGGGGTGGATAAAGTGCAGGGTGCGGTTTCAGGCCGAGGCTGACGCGCATGGCTTGTGCCTTGGCATAGATAGGCTCTTTCGCCCTGGCGGCTGAGATCAGGCCGAGTTCTCTTGCAGCGGCGTTCACATGCACCTCCCAGCGTAGATCGCGGACACAATCAGGAACGCCTCGACCGCACCTGCTACGGCGCCGATGGTGAACCACAGGAGATGATTGAGATAGGCTATCCAAATAGCCTTGCCGACTCGTGCTAACATACTGGCCCCCTAGTGTGAAATGCGGAAAGTCTCTGTTGCGCTTTCTGTTGCGGTATTGATGATGGTCCCAGCCACGGCCGCAACGGACAGGGCAAAGGCGATGCAGACAATGCGGAACATTAGAAACGCTCCTTGATTTGCCATGGGCATTCACCCTCGGCGAGTTGTCGTTCATAGTCGGCTAGGTCATCGGCCCTGTCGGCGAAATAGAAGGCGCCGAGGACGAACAGGATGATGAGCGCGAACACCCCGGAAATGAGGCAGGAGAGCAGCCACCAGTTCATAAGGGTCTGTCCTTACCAAGAGCATACAGGCGAGAATTTATGACTCTTAACCGAACGCCTAGAACACGGGCGGCTTTTTCCCGGTCCCCATACCGCTCTATGATATAAAGCAGCTTGCCGTCTCGTTCCTGTGTCCACCAGCCGCGGTCCATGCCGCGCGGACCGCCGTGAGTTTGATTAATGGCGCGATGACCGGGGATAACTCGCGCGGTCGTCATGCGGCCCTCGTTTCGAGAACGCGCAATTCCTCGTCCACCTTGTTCAGATTGGAGATGTTTGCCGGCGAACCCTTTTTCCAACGGTAGTAGGTGGAAGGCGCCAGGCCAGCGATTTCGCAGACCTCATAGAGCTTCAGGCCGACGGTAGCGGCCCTGCGTTCCATGTCTGCGATGAGGATTTTCTGATTGAACATTCCCAACCGATAATTCAAAAAAACGGACGCGTCAACGCAAATAACGCTTGCATAGGCGCGAAAATGAATTATGGTCATCGGCATGAGCAAAACCAACCCTTCCACCACCGCGGCGATTGCTACCCGTGGTGACGGCGCGGCAGTTAGTCCCCTGACTGTCGCGCCAAGTTTCCCATGCCGCAACTGCGATGGCTCGGGCGAAACCGAGATCATGGGCCTTACCGATACGGCTTATCGCTGGGCTAGGTGCCATGATTGCGATGGTTCGGGTGTTGAGGAACCGTATTGCGGAACCTGTTCTGGCAAGCTGACTTGCGATCTGTTTTGCACGAGCTGCGACGAATATGAATCCCTCGTGTTCGTTGAACGCATTGCGCCGGGACGGATCGCATGTTGAGCGGGATCCCAGAGCGCACGGTAGAGCAATACCGCGCCGATGCCGCCTACCTTCGCGCAAGGCACAATCACAACGCTGCCAACGCGCTTGAGGAAAGAGCCGCCGAACTCGCACGGGGGCAAGCATGACCCAGCCTATCCCTGACCGTCCCGACAGTGTTTGGGCGATGCCTACGGCCCGCTCTGGCGCCCTACGGGCTGAGCCAGTTGCACTGTCTCAGGCAAAGCCGCCTGCCGCTATCGCAGAAGCAATCGCATACGCGCTACGGGACGATGGGCCGCATTATGTCCTAGGGGCTGCGTTCTGGTGCGCCTTTATTGACCCCACGCGGACCAAGTGGGACCAGCCCTACCCATGTCATTTTCTGACGTTCCTGCATAACGGACTCGTCAAACCCCATGATGGGCAGGGCGCCAAACTGACCCCGCTTGGCGAAGCCGTGCGTGACATCATGGCCAAGGCCCGGACACCGAAGAGTGGCGCAGCCGAAGGCGAGAGCCCGACCAGCGAAGCTGGGGACGCCCAATGACCCCCCGTCTCAACCGCACCCTAACCCTCTTATCTATTCCAGCAATACTATGGCTTTGGGTCGCAGACCTGTCGCCGTGGGTGACGCTCTAATGGCCGAACTCATCTTCAACATCCTGGGCATAGCGGCGTCTGTGATTGGCGTTTGCTTTGTCGCCCTGTCGCTACTCGTTGGCGTGTGCGCGCTCTTCGGCGGCCTCGCCACCCATTCATATGGAGATACGCAATGAACGCGCAAAGCAAAATCGAGCGCAACGTGAAGGCGAACATCGCCCAGCGCATCAACGCCGCGATGGCCGAGGTCGATTACATCCAGAAGGAAAAGAAGGCCGGCATGAATTACACCATCGTGTCTCACGACGCGGTGACGGCCAAGGTTCGCCCGATCCTCCAAGGGCATGGCGTGGTTTACTACCCCCGCGACATGGTTGTCCGGCAGGACGGCAACCGCACTGAGGCGATGTTCAATGTTCGCTTCGAGAACGTGGACGACCGCACGGACTTCATTGATGTGGCGACGTTCGGCTACGGCGTGGACAACCAGGACAAGGGGCCGGGCAAGGCTATCAGCTACGGCGTCAAGTACGCGCTGCTCAAGGTTCTCGGGTTGGAAACGGGCGACGATCCCGACGATGTTCAGGACGCCAAGGCCGACCACAAACCAGCCAAGGACGCCGCGCCGTTCACCCTCGGGCCGGCGAAGAACAAGACCAGCCTGAAAGAGCTTGGCCGCACCTTCTGGAAGGACGTTGAGGCTTGCGGGGACGAGGACGAACTAATCGCCCTGATTGCCACCAGCAAGCCGCTCATCACGCAGATCAAGGCCGAGCTGCCCTCATGGTGGAGCGGCGGGTTCAAGGACGGCGGCGAGCCCTTCGAGGGGCTGGAGCATGTGATCGACCGCAACCTCAACGACTTCCGCAATCTGGCGAACGTCAGAACCCCCATAGACGCAGGGTGATCGAGATGGCTCGGCAAGCTAACTGGGGAGAGGCCCAAGCGTGGGCGCAAACCGCCGCTCGCTATACGGGCGATGACTGCCTCCCCTGGCCGTTCAAGGCCAACACTTACGGTTACGGCACGATGGGGGTTGGCGGCAAAACGGTGAAGGCTACGAGATACGTATGCCAGCTCGCGCACGGCGCGCCAGTTGGGCGGGTCGACTGCGCGCACAGTTGCGGCAACCGCCTGTGCTGCAATCCGCGACATCTTCGGTGGGCAACCCGCGCGGAGAATGAGGCGGACAAGAGGTTGCACGGACGAGATAACCGGGGCGAGCGCCACGGGGCGACAATCCTAACAACCAACGACGTTCTTGCCATCAGGGCCGCGCGAAAGGCGGGAGAGCGGAACGGGAAGTTGGCCCGTCAATACGGCGTTAGCCCTGGCACCATTTGCAACATCATGAGCGGCGCCAGTTGGGCGTGGCTTGAGGGAGAAAAGGCATGAGTACTTACCAACAGAAGGATATGAGCGGGAGCCTTTTTCGCAATGATAAAAAAGAGACGGATTCACACCCTGACTACAAGGGCTCGGCCCTGCTGGGCGGCGTGGATCACTGGCTCGACGCCTGGATCAACGAGAGCGCCAGCGGCACCAAGTATATGTCGCTCAAGTTCAAGCCCAAGGAGGGGGCGCGGGGTGTGCCGAATCCACCCCGCGACAACCCGCAGGCGCAACGACCGGGCTTTGATCCTGATGACTCGGACGTGCCGTTCTGATGACCTTTCTCCCACCCCGTATCAAGCGCGACAGCGGCAAGAAGGACGTTGGGAAGCGTTCGCCCGCGCACCGGAAATGGATCCGGGGCCACGTTTGCTGCGGGTGTGAGAGTTCCACCGCCATCGAGTGCGCCCACGTTAGGGACGGCACCGATGGCGGCATGGGAATTAAGCCCTCGGATCGCTGGACGGTTTCGCTCTGCCGAGACTGCCACACTCGCCAGCATCAGATCGGCGAGGCGTCATTCGAGAAAGAGCGCGGGATCAACCTCAAGGCGCTCGCGGAGGCCTTCTTCAAGGCCAGTCCGCACAGGGGGAAGTTGGAACAATGAGAAACGATCTTCCAGTCAGCGAGCAATACCGCCTCGCCGCCCAGCAATGGGTGAAGGTCGATGCGGCGGCACGGATGCTCGAAGAGGGCAAGTCGGCCTACGTCGCCCAGCAGATCAACAAGCTCGGAGATATTCCCCACGCGAAGGCTGACCGCATGGTCAGGGCCTCGCCGGAATACGCCGACTACATCAAGAAAATGGTCAACGCCAAGACGGCGGCGAACGAGATGAAAGAGGAACTGGCCTGGCTGAAGATGCGCCACATGGAGCGCACCTCAGAGGAAGCCAATAACAGATCGGAGCGCAAGCTGTGAAACCGAACCTACAAGTCGTCACCAAGACGCACCGCCCCGTGGTGGATATTTACGCCAGTTGGCGAGCCGAGATCGCTGAGCGCGATTGGGATGGGCTTCATGCCAGAGCCGACAAGCGGGAGCCGGTCGATATTCCCGAAACTCGTAAGGGGTGGAGAGCGTGAATTGCGAACGGTGCGGTAAGCGCCTGTCGCGCAAGACGGCCCGAACCTACGGCGGCGAGGTTCTGTGCAGCACATGCCTGTTCGCACCGCTCGACGCACTTCGTGACACGCAGCCAGCGCAAGTCGGGCGAAACCCGAAGGGTGGAGACGCGAAGCAAGGCTCCGTCGAAGATGAGCACGCGGTCCCGAACGACAGTGAGGGATGCGCCCAAAGGCAGTCACCCCCAGGACCGGAGTCTCTTACCCATGACAGATAAGCCGATGCCTACCGATGCGATGATTGAAGCTGGCGTCGAGGTTCTTTGGAGGCTCGCCGATACCGACGAAAGCCCCGGCGACATGAAGCGATCCGCCGAAGCGATCTACCGCGCCATGCAAGCAGCCCGCCCCCCTCTATCGGATGATAAGCTAAGCGGGTTGGTGGAGCGGTTGGATAAGCGCGCCGATGTTATGGACGGTGATCCAAGGGCCGCTGCATGGGTTGCGGATATTCGCGCAGTTCGCCCAGCCATCAAAGCCCTACAGCAACAGCTTAGGGTGAAAGACGAGCTATGGGCGAAATTCGCAGAGAATATCGGCCTAGAGATTTCGTGGGGCGAACTGGACAACGACCCTAGCGAATGTGGCTGGCGCGTTCACGCCCGTTTCGGCGGCGTCAATGACCGTGAGTGGAATTTGGTGGCAACAGGCTCAACGCCGTTGGAGGCCATCCGCAAAGCCCTTTCCGCACCAGAGGGCTCCGACCGATGACGGAAGATGTTGGGCGTTCCCCCGCTGACGCAGGGTCGGGCTGCCAGCCTTCGGCCTCAGCCGTTCCAGCTTCGCGGAGTGGCATCCCTAACGCGCTCGAGCAATACGTCCGGCGTCAACGCACTCGAGGCGAGGCGCCGCGTCCGTGGCAGGTCAACGGCGCAAGCCTAGCTGAGATCGTCGCCGGAAAGTGGGTTCGATGACCGGCATTCAATGCGCTGATTGCGGGCTGTTTTGCGGTGAAGCCGACTTTGCCTTGGGCCTCTGCGCCTACACACCCGAAAGCGAGTTCACACGCGAACGCATCGAGTGGACGTGCCGTCGCTGTGCGCAAGCGATCGAAGCCCAACGGGCCGAAACCGGAACGGGTTCGGTTCACGAGAGCGCGGTCGGCAACGCCGATGCGCCCAAGGAGTAGGACCATGACCACCTTAGTTGAGGAAGCGGTAGAGCTGGCGGCTGATGTTGTCGCTGATATGTGCCTGGCCAATCCGAAAGCCAGTATGCTCGACACGACGCGAGCAGCAATCAAGGCATATCTCGCCGCAGCCCTGCCTACCGATGTTGCCGGTGCGGTCGCTGGTGACGGCCCAGGGTCGTGTTCGTCGGACGCGGGACTTGATCGCGCCGGAGACGACCACTCCGCTGCCGCGTGTTCGAGCGACGGCCCTGGGCCACTGGAACGGCTGCACTACAATCTAGCCTGTGCGCCGCCTGATGCGAAAAAGTGTTTTGTCTCGCTGGACGATCATCGCGCAATCATCGCAGCCTTCGATGCCCTACCTACCGATGATGATGTGGAGAGGGTGGCAAAAGTATTCGAGAGCATTCAAGGCTACAAAGGCGACGAACATCGCGAAATGGCCCGTGCAGCTATCCATACCCTGATAGGGAGGGCCGAATGACCGAGTGCGACCACTACGCCGCCAAGCCACTAACCAGGATGGGAGATATGCAATGCGGCAAGTGCGGCATGATCTACCTGATCGAAGTTGGTGGAAACCGTTGGGCCGACCGGCCGGAAATGAAGCGGCGGCAGACTAAATAGAGATGGGAGAGATGGGCTCTATTGAGTTTTCTTCCACGTCTCCGTTAAATCCCGGTGCCAATTCCTCCAAGTCTCAGCCTCGGCCCGGTTCAAGTCACATTGCTCGGCACGGTCAACCAGCCACGGCCAGGGAACGGCAGCTAGCAGGGCGCTCCCGTCTCCGACAGGCACTTGAGGTCGGGTAGCATCGGGCTTCCCAGCGGGCGCGATACGTCTACCGGCGCCGGGGGTGGAGGGGTTGAGACAACTTGCTTTCCCTGGTCCCCGCAAGAGGACAGTGCGAGCATCGCTAACAATGCGGCGGTTCGTTTCATTGTTCAGGCTCCTTGCCTTCGCAGAGATGGCTTCAGCGTCCTTGGCTATCTTGGCTGCCTTCGCCGCTATCCTGTCGCCTTCCGCCTTAACACCAGCCGCATAGCCTTCCTTCCGGGCATTGCTGACCGTGTGCTTATGCCACCATATCCCCCCGGCAATCACGGCCAGGACAGCAAGCGCGATCCAGACCTGCCGCGGGATGCTTCCTGCTATCGAACGCGCCTTGGCGACAACGGCCAGTCCAGCTAACCCGCTCATGGTAAATCCCTCAGCCAAAGAACCACGGCCACGACACCAGCCGCCAGGATCAAGCGAACAACCCAGATGAGCCAGTTGGGCACACCGTCATTCATCGCGGCCTCCCGGGAACCACGGCGCATCTGAGCGAGTGGGCAAAGCGAATTGCCGTCTTGTCGCGGGCAGCCTTGGAATTGTACGATTCGCTTGCCGCAATGATCTCGTTATTGCCGCAATCGACAATCCTGAAGAACCACTTCTTTCCGAGAAGTGTCTTGCGCTCGAAGGTCTGGATTTCCTCTGCTGGTCCCATGGCTAGGTTTCCTCATGGTTTAGGTTGCATTTCCACGTTCTCGATATTCTCGGTGTTCAGGTCGCCGGCCACCTTCGTTTGCTTGCCAGCGCCAATCGTGCCGTCCTTGATTGCGGAGCCAGCACCACCGCCGAACAGCAGCGCGCCAAGCCCCGTCGCCGCGGCCAGAGGATCGAATGTCTTGTTCACGACTAGATGCCAGCCGATGTAGCCAAGCATGGCGATGACGCTGAGCGCGGTTAGCGCCCGCATGATCTCGTAGCTCTCGTTATCCTTGCCGGTGAACCAGAACTTCATGATCCTGAAGAACATCGTGCTATCCTAGCTGCCAGTGAGGTCCGTCGATAAAAGCCGTCTTGCCCATGCCCCGACGGCGGGTGACGTAGGCGTTTACCGCCTGCTCAATCGCGGCAGGGGTTCCGTCCAAGTCGAGGAAGGCCCTGTCCCACACGCCGCCCCATGTCAGGGCAACGCCTAGCTCAGTAGCCGCCTGGTGAACGGCCGAAGCGATGACGAAGATCGGCTTCCACTCCCAGCGGAGTTGACCGTTGATGTAGGGCACAAGGTCAAAGGCATGGCCGAACCCGTCCGGCTGCTTCATGTGCATGGAGTTCATTGTCTTGGAGACGCCGCGGCGAACATATTCCCGCTGCTCGGCAATGGTTCTCAGGCCGTCGTGAACGGCAAAGTCCTGCTTCGTGACCTCGATTGTGCGCTTGACCACTCTAACAAGGTCGGGATGCACACCCTCAAGCTCGGCAATCGACTTAGCGCCTAGGCTGTAAGTCATGGTTTTTCCTTAGGGTTGTTTCGCTGATCGGTAAGACGATCCAGCGCCACCACGCCGGCCGCCTCCTGGCGGGCCTGACCTTGGCCTGCCATGTAACCCTCGAGGGTGGCGAGGCGGGTTTTCACTTCGTTGAGTTCGGTTCGGCAGCGTTCCTCGGCATCAATCAGGAAGTTGCAATGATCCCTTAGCCGTGACCAGTCGGCGGCCTTCTCCTCGGCCTTCGCTTTCTTGTAGGCGATCCACTGCTGAAACATGGCAGGGGCGCCGTTCCACGTTCGCATCACGAACAGGAACAGGATCGACACCGCTATCCATGCGGCGCTTTCCAGTGAGAAGATTTGCCTTAAAGCTAGAGCGTCAACCATCTCTCCAATACCCCGCAAGGGCGAGGCCATTGTCCGGAGGTTCGGATCTAGCTCGCGGTTTCACATCATGTCGGAACGAAAACGCCGCTTCGGCACCAGCGAGCAGGAATTGAATTATGACAAGGGCCCAAAGGCCCATCCACTTCCACCACGGATCGACATTGAGGACGTAGAGGGGCCATGCTCCGAGCAAGAATATGGCCAGAATCCCCCTGTCCGAAAACGTGAGATCGGTGATGAAACAACGCAGCATGTCTCTTGCAGAAGGGTAGTATTTGGGCCCGCACTTTATGACCATCTTGGCGAAGATGGCGGTGATAACCATGACGTCAGCCATGAAGGAAAACTTGAGGGGCAGGCTGTCCCCCGTCAGTTGGTAAACAAGTTCAACGAAGAGCCAGGCGATGACCATTGCAAGAGCGGTGATGTTGCGGAACGCTGCCGGGATTCCAACCCCGGCAACGACCGCATACATCACTATAGCCTGCCAACTCACGGCTTACCGCCGCCTCCCGGTGGTCCGCCATGTCCGCCATCCTCGGTCTGGATCGGTGGGCCTTTCGGCACATCTTCCGGCTTGCCCGTTTCGGGCTTGGGTTTCTTTTCGTCAGCCATCGCGCTTCTCCTTTGGGTTTGAGTTAGGTCAGGCGCCAACGTAGCCCGGCAAGATAACCATCAGGCGTTGTGCCATGTGCTGCTGCTGTTGCGCCGTTGGCCAATGGAAGGCTGGTGAACGCCATATATCCATCATTCTGGACTGGAGCGTTGACGTAGCGTAGCGCAGTCGTGGTTGACGGCAGCGGCAAGACGAATGAGCCAACATTGTCCGTCCGCGAAATCATCACTGCGTAAGTCGTGCCGGCTGTCAGCGCGACAGGCGTGGCAAACTCGAACAGGGCCAAGCGTCGGGCTGTTCCCGAGCCTGTTATGGTGGCACTCGTCCCAAGGATCGTATTGATGACGCTCGCGCTGGTCAGGCTGCAAATATAGGCGACATAGGAGGCGGCGTTGACTTGTGTAACGAGTTGGGTGGAAACCCCGTCAACCGTGATGTTCTTCTGCGGCGTGATCTTGAGGCCCTTGGTGGCCTGTGCGCCAGCAGAGGCGCCGTCGCCATAATTCCACATGTGATCCCAGTGCTTTGCAAACGCCGTGATCGACGGCGTCCCATCGGCATAGGTAAAGACGACGGAGTCATTATTGACCAGGATCGTACCGACCGCGTCCTGCGCTTCTTCGTCTGTGTAGGAACCGCCGCCGCCCGCTACCGCGGCGCCGCTCGCCCGGTTGTAAGACACGCAGCGAACAGCGTCGGATCCTTCGGATACGAAGCAGGCCGTATCACCCGCCGCGGTCGTGATGTTCGCGCCTGTCGGAAGGATCAGCGTCGAGCCATTATGCGTTAGGGTCAGGATGCCGGCGAACTTGACCCATGCCTTGCGGCCAGCCTTGTCGGTGGCAAAGTCAATATCCGTGATCGTGGTCGTGCCGGTGATATTGAAATAGCCGCCTTCGCCAATCGAAATCGTTCCCGAACTTGCGACGTCGCTTCCTTGTTCCCAAAGCGCGGCCACGCTATCCGAAGTCGAGCCCTTGGCGCTATCCGTCCCGGTTAATTGTTCGGTCGTTGAAGCCGCAGTGAACGAACCTCCACCAGCGATAATTGCCTCGATCTTGTCCCGCACGGCATTCTTTGTCGGAACTTCGAGATTGCCGTCCCAGTTTGTCGCATTGTAAGCCTCATCCGGAACGATGAGATCGCCCGTCATCGTGTCGCCGGCCTGGTTGACCGGGACGTAAGCGACATTGCCCTGGATGACGGTCCAGCTTGTCCCGACGCCGGCCTGAGTACCGCCTGCGTTATCGGCGAGGGCGAAGTATGTGTCGCCGGCCGTCACGACTATTCCCGAGGCGCCACCGATCTTGCCTGCAACCGAGACGAGGTAGAAGTCACCCTTACTCGCGGCGGGATAATTGGGATTAGCCGAGCAGTCGGTCGAGCCCTTGAAGTCGAGCAGGCCCGTCAGCCCAGCATAGACCTCTACAAAGTTGTCATTCACCTTGTCGAAGGCATCACGGATCGGATCGCCCGTGCCGTCGTTCGGTGCCGAGCCGATGTCTACTGGTTGATAAGCCATATTATGCCATGTCCGCCGTGAGGAGAGTTGTGTCTGCGAAGATGAGAGTGCTGTCGGCCGTCGAGGCCAGCGGCCCGAAGATGATGAACTCACGCCAGCGGCCGTCGTTGACGTCCGATGTCTGCCGAACCCGCCCCTCGACAATCTGGCCGGCAATCAGCCCATCAGTAACTTGATCCGCCGCTGAGTAAGAGAATGTCTCAGCCGAGACGGTCATCGACCGAACCGGCGTTGCGTTGGTGATCTCGACGTCGAACTCAAAGTTGTCGTCAATGCCAAGCCCGCCAGCGAACAGACGGGAGCGGCTATCGAACGTCGCGGTCAGGTTATACGAACCATCCCAAGTTCCCTCGACGTTGACAGGTGAGAAGGGCCTCTTGCCTTCCCCGGTATTGGTGAATGTCTGCTCGTCTGCGTCGTCTGAATCCTGGTGAAGCGTGACGCCTCTGAAAGTATATTCATTGCCCCAATCGGTTTCGTCGGAATAGACGAACCGGTACAAACCCTCGCCATCGAGGACGGCAAACTCTTCCCCGCTGGCATGGGTGGCAATGGCCCAGTCGGTCCCCCTCCTGCCCCTGCGAAGGTCGGTAAGCTCCCAGGTCGCTACGCCAACCTTGGTTGCTGTTTTCCATTGCAGATATTCGCCGAGGCCATCCTTGCCGACGTAAGCGAAGTTGGCCCAGCCATCCAGTTCGTCGTCGGTTGCCGAACTCAGTTCCATTCCGTCATGCAGGAGAACGACCGTCAGGACAGTTGTGGTGTCCAGCGTATCATCGAGGCCGTCAGTCGTTCCGGCCGTCAGGGTTCCGGTAACATCGCCCATGACTGTCTGGAATGGCTCATCGAGGATGGTGGTAAAGGTTATCCCATCAGGTGAAGATTCGATGCTGCCCCTTGTCCATGATGCCTCGCTACCGGCCATAGCGATATAATAGCCATATTCGTCATGCCTGTCCTGGATGATCGGACCGTCAATGAACACCAGGCGAGTGTCCGGGAATGCGGTTGATTCCTCATCAGGAATGGTGCCCGATGAACCAGCAACCGATGCTGTGTAGGTTACGCTCTCATCCGAGAGAGCTTCCACCTCGATGATGCCATTCGCGCCACGCGTCTTGCGGGTGACTCTGTAGGGCACATATTGGTCGGCGACAGGTATGGCGTACGCTAGGCCAGCCTCAATGCCGATCCATGCATCCGTCAGAGAGAAATTTACCTCGGTCCTTCCCAGCCATGCATCCCAGTGCATCAGCGCCGCTGTGGTGGCTCCTTCCCCAGCCGACAAGACGACATTGACTGAGACCGCGATGTTAGAAGACGAGCTCCCCTCACTTCTGGCAGATGTCGCTGTGTTCGCCTGGAAGTCACGATCCGGATCGACAAACGTCAGACTTGTTTCTTGAGGGAGATTGAGATCATTCTCCCGTCGAAACATGAACCTGGGTGGAGGACTTTCCCCATAGGTGTATGAGCCCATGTCATCGGGCAATATGGTGCCGCGCATGGTCTGCGACCGCTTGTAGAAACGGATCTGGCCAGCCACATCAGCAACATCAACACCAAACACAGGCAGCAGCGGCTTGATCGCGTCGAAGCAGGTGCTTTCAGACGTAATGGTATAGCCGCGCATCGGGTAGTTGATGAGTGCTGTCGATGATATTTCAGTGTCTGGGTCGATGTCGGCAGATGCGCAAATTGCCTCTACGACCTCAGCGAATGTCTGTCCCGACTTGACGTTGACCAAACCATCTACCGCGGGAACCGAATTGCCAAACGTATCTAACTGTAGGTCCTCGATCACCACATAAGCGGAGAATACGTAGCCACTTTCCTCATCGACTTCGGCGGCGAGGATCGGGTCAACTGTCTGGTCGGTGTGTCCACCGTATACGGTGAGGCTCTTGAAATATTTGTTCTTGCCATACTTGCGGCGGATCAGCTTGCCGTCACCGTCCAATGTCTCGGAAACCACCGACGATTGCGAAGCGGAGAAGATCAACTTGCCACTGCTCCAGAGTTTCTGGAGACCCTCGATCGGATCGTCATTGGTCCGGTCAAGAAAGAACAGTGCAAAGGTATCTGAATAAGTGTAATAATAATGGTTGGGTGAGGCAAAGCCCAGCACCGCCCCAACGCCAGCACCAATCGCGGCACCAACAGGCCCACCGATCAAGAAGCCTTCCGCTGCTCCACCGATCGCACCTGCAGCCACTGCAGCCGCTTTGCTACTGGTCTTGTGCTTGTGTTCCTCGATATCATCCTGGGCGATGAATGCACCGGTGAGTCGTACCTTCTCCCCGTACCCGCGAGGCATGGGGACACCGTATTCTCCGCCAGCAGCCTCAAGGTTGCCAAGACGCGGACCATTCTGGGCGGTGAATCGTCCCATGACGAAACCAATGCCCAGGCTAGCGATAAACGAAAGACCAGCACTGGCTCCGGGTGATAGTTTGGGGGCGGCCATCAGGTTGGAGCTTTCACATTAGCCGCGCCACCGCGCTTGTCGCCACCAGGCACCTTGTCAAAGCCTCCGTACCGAACCAAATTGGCCCACGCCGAGCAGCCATTGGTCCCGCCCGATGATTCTGTCAGGAATGTGCATCCTGGATCCATCGAGTATTGATCGCCAGCCAACAATCCAAACGGTAGGCGCGGCCAGAGCTCAAACACGCCTCCAGCTGTATGCAGCTTAATCTCGGCACTTATTCCGGCATTAGCACCAGTGATGAATGTGACCTTGCCCTGAGTGAAATATCCAGCTGTCTCTGCCCTTGCAGCATCTACGAACTCTCTCTGGCCTGTCGCGCTGTCGATGGTTCCAGTGACAGTCAGAGCTGTCAAATCCTTGCCGCAGAATGGTCCGCCGAAACCGCCGAACCTGCGCGACTTCCAACGGCACCCAGGCTGTATCAGCTGGATCAGCGGCGTCTGCATCAGCTTCGCGCCGTCACCTAACAGCTCGACCTTGAAGCCTGTGGGTGTCAGTTCGAGAGCACCGAAGTTGCCATTCAGCAGGGGCTTGATCCCTCCCGAGCCTGACCACGGAACCAGCCAAGCTTGGACCTTTGCTCCATCGAACAGACCGGAATAAAGATCCTCTGTCGTTATTGCATCCGGACCAATGGCTCCAGACAAGTCCATGTTGCCAGCCGCGTCAAGCTCAGACACAGATTCAGATGCGCTCGGCACCAGGCTGTCACACGATTGATAAGTCTCGCCGCCCCAAATGAAGTCTCTGTCGAGACTGGAGAAGCGGAATGTCTCTCCATCTGTGCGCTCGATCTTCCAGATCTGACACCATTGGGTGGTACAGGGCGAACCCTTATAGACCACCAGCACCGGTGCTTGGGAAACTTGAAGCGGAGCAATGACCCTGTAGACCGCAAGGACTGGAGCCTGGGTGATATTTACAGGTGCGGCAACCTTGTGGACCACAAGGACTGGAGCCTGGAACACCCGCACATCTGGATTTAACTTTACGACACCTAGTACTGGTGCCTGAGTTACGCGGATGTCCGTCACGTTACGGCGCTACTCGCTCGAGCCTCAGCTGTGGTGGAACTGAATTGCTGTATGGCACTCCGGTATCCGGATCGACAGTGCTGACGAATGGCCAGTAGGTTGCTGCTGTGGTCGCTGGAATTTCCTCGTTGGGGGTAATGTCCGTGCCGACCTTTAGCCTTGCCGCAACCAGAACCGTACCAGCGTCCGTCTTGAGCAGACGCGGCAGAGCGCAATAGCCAATGATCTCGGCAACATTGCCTGGAAGAGCGGTGATATCGAAGTCCGAGATGTCACCATCCGCCGCGGTGGAGATGTAATCCGCGTCATTAACAGTGGTGTCGTCAATCAGGGTGTAGCCGGTGACGCCGGATGACTTGGCCCAATCAGCCTCAGCTGTGTCTGCGATGGGCAGATGAGCGCCAACCTTGCAATCACCCACCCAGTCTACCACTGTGTTGTTGGGATCTGTGTTGTCGGTGTCCCATGGCACAACGTCATCAACATAAAAGTGAGAAGCGGTCAATGCGCTGCCACTCAGCTCGCCAATAACCCATTGGCTGATCTCGGTCAGTGACGTATTCTTGGTATCGATACCGGTAAGGTTCAGACGAGTAAACTCATTGATGCGGACTTCGATCGCACCCACGGTGTCACTTATGGTCACCTTGAATTCAAAGTGATTCCATGCACCCGCAACAAACACATCAACAGCAGAATTGCCTAGCAGGGTGCCACCTCTGTAAGCGCTAACTGCACCAGCCGACTGGAAATAGATCGTCACCTGCTCAGCATTGGCAAAGTCCCTGAACTGGATCGCCGCTGCATTGTTCTCTGCTGGCAAAGAATCAAACCAGATCGCTAGTGCCACACCTTGGGTAGCATGAGAGACCCTGCACACCTTACGGGCATAGCTGGTATCAGATGATGGTCCTGTGCCGAATATCCTTAGGCTCCAGGTTCCGGTCCTTGCCCGAGTGGTAGAAAGAACAGGTGCAACACCACCGAGTTCTGCCCACGGTCCGTCCAGCATCGCAGTTTCATCGCCGCCATATTGGTCGAAGGCTTCAGGTGTTCCAAGCATTAGCAGCGCCTCACTTCGACAAGAGTCAGATCGGCAAAGCCTGCAGCTTGCCAAGTTCTCAATATACTTTCGAAAGCATCGTCGTTTTCAAAGCGAACTTCAACATCAAACATGAAGCCAGCTTTGATGATCCCGTCGGCACCGACTTCGGGAGTTGGCGGGACATTGAACACCACCTCACCGCCTGGTCTCGTCACTGTGTATTCAGTGTCCTCAATCAGAGTTCCGTCCATCGAGACTAGGACGGTCGAAACCACTGGAAGATATATGTTACGGTCATAGGTCTCACTCCCGACGGAATAAGTCCTGACCAGCTGGAATGTGTCCGTGAAGCCATCGGCTGTTCCTATCAATTGGTCGGTCTCGCTGAGAAGTGGTATCAAGTCTTCATCTGGTATGTTAGGGATGTGGTCGATTGAAGCCTTGTCCATGGGATCTTGCCAAGGAAACGAATTGAATGGTCCCTTCATTATCAGCCAATGGCTCTTGAGACCCAGGACGACATCGGTTTCGCGGGCAACCGCTTCAGGGATGATGAAATTGTGAAGTGGGTGCGACCAGTTCTGATTGCGTCGCTCGTTCCCGCCAGCATTCACCTGGATGGATGTGTTCCACCTGGGTGCCGAGATGCATGGGTAGCCTGGTACCTCTTCCGGCATGTACTCATCGATGAAGCTCATAGTCCTAGTCCACGACGAGCCAAGCGTCCGACTTGGGTCTTGTTGCGCCTGAAAGTGTCGAAGTCGGTCACACCATTGATGATGACGTCGCCGCCCCGGCCGTAGGACTGACGGGCGCTTGGGTTGTCATTCGAAACACTGACACGCTCGCCATAGGAGACGTTGGCGATGGGGATGCCGTTGAGCATCAACGTGTTGCGGTCGATGCCCTGCATACCCTTGACGGTGAAGCTGCCGCCGCCCGCGAACCGCGGCCCGACGAAGCTCGGGGAAGAAGCGGACATGCCGCCAGTACTGGTCGCACCGCCGCCAAAGATCGAACCGAAATTGAATCCGCCTGAACCAAACAGCGATCCCAGCCCTTTCTGCAACTGCATCCTGAGTATCCCCTGGAGGAACTGCTTGATCGTATCCAGTAAAGCATCTTTAGCGTTGTCGAATCCCTCGGTCAGCGCAACAGCCGCGTCTATCAAACCTTCGAACCCTTGAACCTGAAGTTGCTCCATAGCTTCTTGAGCCTTGGCGGCCGTGGTCGGAAGCGATGCCAGCCAATCTCCCATCGGGCCGCGTGTGCCCTGCCTCGCTGTTTCCTCGCGGCCTGCGTAAATTGCATCCAGTGCGTCGAGGCGCTGCTGGGCCTGGGCCTTGGCAAGCTCGGACGATTTCACATCGGCAATGACAGCCTCAAGCCGCGCCTTCTCCTGCTGTTTCATCAGGTCGAGAATGCGAAGTTCAACCTCCCGCTTTTCTGCTGCGGTATCCGCGAGGGCCGATTCATTCTGAAGCTGTTCGAGGCGGATGTCGTAACTGGAATCGGCAAGCTCGGCTGTGTCATTCGCCTTGTCTGCCGCAAGATCGTTGGCAATGGCCTGGCGCTCCAGCGAGTCAACGCTATCATATTCCGCCCGCAGTTTCGCGGCCTGTGTCTTGACCTGTTCGAGTGCGCCGGCCGTGATCTTCTTTTCAGCGAAGTCACGCTCGGCCTTGCGTACGCGTTCGTCAAGTTCGGCGTTCTTCGATGCCTTCTCTGCGTCCAGCAACAGGAGCGCGATGCGGGCTCGTTCCTCATTGGTGACGGCCATGCTTTGCTGGGCGCGCAACACATCAGCTTGTGCCTGCCTCAGCTCTTGCGCGAACTGGAACTCAACGTCATCGGAACGATCACGCGGGGCGGCCTTGCCCTTCTTCGCCTTCTTTGCCTTGGCGGGAGGAGGTTTATACGGAGGTGGATTACGCGACAGTCCAAATTCGGACAGGACGTCTGCCGCGCTGCGGCCGAAGATCGCCTGACGGGATGCGGCAACGTCTTTCTTGTTTGTCCTGCCCAGGAAGTCCCCGCGCATGTCCGACGGGTTGACAATGGGTTGTAGCCCAAGGCCGGGAAACGCAGTTCGTATGGCATTGCCGGGAAGGTTCAGAAGGTTGGAGAATTGGTTGATTACGCCGTCAATGACCCCAAGCGTGTCTGCGAGCGCATCCCGCCAGCTATAGGTTGAATCTATCAGGGCCCCGAAACCGAAAACGCCATCCGTTTTCAGGCTGCCAAGCGCGTCGTGAATTGTCTCGATTGCGGTGAGGAGATCGCTGACTTGCTTACCGAAGCTGTAAGCTCGCTCCTCAAGCTGGGCGAATCCCTGTGAACCGTCGGTAACGAAATTCGCAAGCGCCGTTGAAAACTGGCCGCCGCGGTCGAACGCGCTGAACGTGACGATGGCGGCGTTATAAACCTGGGTCATCGCCTGGTCGAAAGTGACCGGCAGTTGCTTGAACTCAGCGTCAATCGCCGCGGTGAACTTCTTGTCGGTGAAAGCCTTGACCAGTTTATCTGCGGTTAGCTGGCCGGCTTCCGCCATTGCACGGAGTTTGCCAGTGGTGACGCCAAGGCTATCGGCCAGCAGCCTTGCGAGCCGCGGCGCGTTCTCCATGATCGAATTAAATTCGTCGCCGCGCAGAACACCGGACTGGAAAGCCTGTATTAACTGGCGGGTTGCTGCTGACTGTTCGGATGTAGCAGCGCCGGAAATAGTGAACGCCTCAGCTACAGTCCTAGTAGCGCGGGCGACTTGTGTCTGCGTTGTTCCGAGTTGGCCGCTGTTGCGCTGTAGCGCCGCGTAGAGTTGCGCGGTTTCAACCAGCCCCGAGCGGGTTTGCTCGGCAATGTCGCGAACGTCTTTGTTGGCCTTGGCGAAACTACCAAATTCCGCCGTTGCCAGTTTGAGTTGCGCCGTTAGCTGCTTGGCCGCGTCGGCAGCTTTGATGAACGCGGTGCCAGCGCCTAACAATCCAGCCGCGCCCAAGCTGATGCCGCCAATCGCGCCAAGGCCGGACAGCCTCGCGTTGAGGCCCTTGACGGCGTTAGACATCACGCCCGCGCTCTTGGCGACCTGGCGCTCGGCGCGCTTCATTCCGGTCGTCAGGCCGGAAATGTCCGCCCCTACCGCTACCCTTAATGCGCCGACCTGTGCTGCCACTGGATGCTCCTAAGCTGCGCGGGGGACGCGGGTGATTGAAACCGGAAAGCCCTTGGCTTTGAGCGATCCGAAGAAGTGAAGTGCTTCCGCCGCGTCCGACCGTTTGTCGCCACGGTGTAGCTGCTTTAAATAATGACTGAGGGGCTTGACCTTGGAAGCGCGGCTGAATGCGCCCGAGTTGTAAGCGAGAATTAGATCACGCTCGGCTTCCCGCCTATGGCGCTTCACCCTTCCTCTACATGCGGCGGTAAACGTCCGGGCGGTCTGTTCGAAAAACGTCTCGGGAGGGAAGTCCTCGCACCACGCTTCGAACAGTTCATCCCAATCCCAGGTTACGCCGCCAGCGGAGGGTTTTTTGCCTTCTCTTTCTGCGAACCGAAGTAAGCCGTTACGGCCTTGCCGACCGCCGCCGAAGCAACCTCGAAGCCAGTCTCGTCAATCAGCGCGACCACAACCTCGTCAGTCGTGCCGGGGTGCTTAACCTGTAGCCCTGCCCAAACGAAGTCGCGAAGATCGCCGAACCCCAGACCATCCGAAAGCATCTGCAATATCACGGGCATTTTCACCCCGACCTTTGCTTCCAGAGAGCAGAATACGCCGAAGTTAAACGTAAGGGTGTAGTCGCCCAACTGGGCCTCGCCCTTCATTGGATTAGCCATGCGTCATCCTTTGAAATTGCGGCTGATGGTTTTGACGAACTTGCGATCAAGCCGGCGAGCGGCCTTCTCGAACTCTTCCGCCAATTCCTTGGTTAGTATTTTCTCGACTATCCCTTTCATGCGTTCCCACGCAGGGCGCATGAAGGGACGGGCCGTCTGCTTGTAGCTGCCAAATTCCTGAATGATAGCGTAGTTCAGGACTCGGCCGCCCTTTGTCGGGCCGACATAAACCTCGACCTCGTTTCGCTGCTCTCCGCGGTGGCGCCGCGTCAGTTGCGTAGCCACCGCGATAGAGCTTTTCAGGTCAGGTGCTGGCGTCAAGGGATCGTCGGGCGCGTAGTGACGAGCTACCACGGCCACGGGCTCGGCTGCTTTAACCAATGCCCGCCTGAGGGTGGCGCGACCAGTCGCACGGGGAAACTCCCGTAAAGCGGCTAGCGTTTCCTCGACACCCTCGACGCCAGGATAGGGCATTAGCTACCGCTGCCGCCCGTGCCCTGTTCCAGAGCGCCCGTCACGCGGAACGTAGCAGTCGCCGTGATCGGCGCATTCGGTTCCATCGTGTCGGGAGCGTACTTCTTGACGAACACGCTTGTGACCATGTTCCAGTCGGCCGCGCCGGTTCCGCTGTCGTCAGGAATGACGATCTTGATCTTGCGGGTCGTGCCGGTGTCCTTGGCATCGGTCAGGGCAAGGTCAGTGGTTCCACCGGGGACATAGTTAAACGTGGCAGTCATCTCGCCGCCGTCGATCAATCCCTGAATGAACTCCTTGCGCCGACCGGGCGAAAGAAGGTGCGTGACCTCATGCTCATCGGCTTCGTCTTGCGGAAATCCGACTTCGCGGACTTCGCTCAACTCAACCAGGCTAACCTCAGTGTTGGCCGTGCCGAGGTAGAGCTTACCTCCCCAGCCAATCCGTGCTTCCGTCATTTTTACCTCCTCAGGTATGGTAGAGAATCAGGTCCGCAGTCTTGCGAAAGACGGTTAACGTTCCGTCCCTCTCACCAGCGATGTCACGCGGACCCATAACGACATCGGCGCGCTGGAATGTGTGGCTCTGTGTGGTGTGGCCTGGGACTATTGCCGCCAGTACCGCTTCCATGATTGCCTGCTTTGAAGAATAGGTATCGGCCCAGACGTCAATCTGGACACGGGCGGCTTCCAAATCCCAGCCGTTAAGAAGTTGCGGTCGGGTTTCGGTCACATCCAGAAGCGTCACATAAGGGCGGGCCGTTCCTTGCGGCGCCTGCTCCCAGAAACTCTTGGTGCTTATCAGCGACGTCACGCCAGAGTTAGCCCGCAGCTTGTTAAGGAGAGCGCCCTGCCAATCCACTATAGAGTCCTTACTGCGGTGAAGCGGATTGTCTTGCGATCAAGCGGGGCTGTTTCCGTGATGTCCCAATAGGAGCCGATATAGGAAATACGATCCTTCAGCGTCACAGTCCTTAAGGTTGATGACGAGATGCATTCGAAGGAGGCTGCTTGGGTTCCCCCCTCTTGTGCCGCCTGCCGCTGTTCCTGTCCTGTCCCGAAGCGAACCCTTGCCCGCCGCGTGGCGTAGGTTGCCCATGTCTGGACGGGCTGGCCATAAGCATCCTCGCTTGCCGTCGCCCGTTCAAAGACGATCAATTCTTTCCTTTGGCCCGCGTTCATCAGTAAGCCGAGATGGGCCTGAGATCGTCAAGCATCGAGCGGACAGCATACTCGATTTCATCCGACATGATCCCAGCCTGCGCCGCCTCGCGGAACTCGAACCAGTGAGCGATCAGGATCAGGATAGCCCGCTTGGCGATGAGATATTCCTGGCTCGAGGAATCCAGAGCCCCCGCCGCTACCGTGACGGTGATGGTTGACCCTGGCGAGATGGTTGGGAACTCGTCATCAGCCGCGGGGAAGATGCGAAACGGATAAGCCCCCAAGGGAGCCAGCCCGGTATAGGTTTGGGCATCGCCTTCCTCATCGACATAGGCAACCGAGGTCAGGCTTGTGATCGGGCGAAGGAAGATTTCGAGATAGTCCCCCCAGCGGGTGAACGTGAAAACCCTTGTGCCTGATACCAGCCCATAAGTCGAAACCCGTTCCACATAGGCGCGGGCGGGAGCGATCAGCGAGGTTAGATAAGTGTCCTCGCTGTTGTCGTCCGACATGCGGCATTGGGCTTTAGCCTCTGTGAGCGTGACGGGCTCAGCCATTCTTGGCATCCTTCCCGTTGCGGCCCTTTTTCACCGCTAGCGTCCAGTCCTCGGTTCCCGGCTTTGCCTTGGTTTCCTTGTCGCAATGCCAGAGTTCACCGCCCCATGTCGCGAGATCGCCAGGAACGTACTGCTCACCCTCCTTGAATATCCCGCAATAGACCGGGCAGGGGAAAGTCAGTTCATATTCGTGACGCGTGTCGCCGCGGTCGAAACTGAGGACGAAGGTTCGCCCGTCAGCGCCCTTGGCAACATCGAAGTCCTCAAGGTTGAAACCGTTGAGGCCGTCCGAACCTTTTTCGCCGTCTCGGATACCGGTGCGGATCAAGCGGCCGTCAGACAGGGTAAGCACCAGTTCGCCGGCATCCTTCAGCGCCTCGATCACCCTCGTTTCCGGGCGCGCCTCAAGCTGTGCAATCCTGGCCTTTAGCTCTGCGTTCTCGGCCTTCAGCGGAACGATCTCGCGCTCCACATAGCCTTTGACGAGTTCGACTATGCCCTCGCCATATGCTTTGCCGTCAAACATTAGGCGAGTCCTTTTGCTACTGCGGCCAGCATCTTCGCGGCTTGTGTTTCAGCGTCGTCATTGGCCGGTGGAGGCGTGGCCTCTTTTGGCTTGGCGGTTCCGAACGGATCATCCTGCGCGTCACGCTTCGCCAAAGCTTCCAGACTGAAGTCCTGCTGCTGGCGATACACCTTGTCGCCGCCTTCGGTCCTCGGGAGGCTCAACCGTTCGCGGCCCTCGTCAGGCGTGAAGTAGTTCCTGCCCTTTTCGAGCATTTCCATCTGCGTCACACTGTCCATGCGAAGCAGGTTGTCGGTATCGAACTCGGTTCCGAGGCCAACTGCCCAGCCGAGGCCGCCGAGCCCTTCGTCCAGGCATTCCTCGATGCTTTCGATCAGCACCTGTAAGCACTGGGAATAATATTCGACGTTCAATGCCTGCACGTTGTTGTATGTCGGCATTTGCCCAACCCCGATTTTATAGGGCGGAACGTGATAGGCGGAGCAGACAA